GGTTGAAAAAAAAACAAAAAAACACTCCCTAAAACCAATAAAAATAAATTGTTATAATAGCTGTAAGGATAACTTACAGCTATTTTTTAATGATTAACTGGAATCTAGGAAAAGACTTAGCTACTGAAGCTTTTGGGGAAATGGTGTCCGAATTTGCCCAAGAGATTAACTTTCAGATAGAAGATACTAAATGGAACTGGCCACGGGAAACCGTACGAAAAAATGGCAGTGTAGTCGGCTCACCTCGGGACATTGTAGATACAGGTGAGCTAAAAAATAGCCAATTTATTGAAGATGTATCGGATACTTATAAAGTAATCGGTTACACTGCTGATCATGCCGCTCTTGTCCATGAAGGGTATCAAATAGAGCGTAACGATGGGACGGTGACAGATGTTCCCGCCCGCCCATTTATCGACACGGCTATAGAAGACTATAATCCAATTGAGGCTTATAGTGAAATCTTAAAGGAAAAATTAAATGAGTGAATCAGAATTAAGAGATATTTTATTAGGTATTAGAAACAATTTAAAGATACTTATCGGTACTGACTTAGGTAAATACGAAATAACAAGCCCTACAGGGCAAAAATTAAATGAAATTGATGCTATTTGGGTAGAGCCTCCTGAATTACCCCCTAACTATAAAGTAAAGCCCAATAGTGGAATTGAGGCAATTATTCAGAGAGAACCCGACCCCTATCACGAAAACCTATTGGGTTACACCGTAGGCATAAATAACTATTGCATTACCTTGAAACAGTACAATCTAGAGAAATCCTTAACACCGGTGATCGAGAGACTTAAATCATCTCGCTACTGGAATTTTCTAGATCAGCCTCGCTTAACCCCCTATATCAAAACTTCTGAGGGGATTATCAGACCAAAAGTGACCTTTAAAATCACTACTGCTAGGCTTTTAGACTTCTAGAGTACACATTTACTAATCTTTTATAGTACAATATAACTAGAAAAGTTTAGTCAGTGATTAGAATGTCGAATCAGATTTTAGAGTTAAACCGGAGTGACAACCTCACCCCTAGCCGTGATACGCAATTTTTTATCTCTGGTACTTATGGTTTTGGAGAGGAACCTTCCACACGAGTAGCCGATTTAGGTGGTGCAATCGTCTTAGGTGATTCCACTCTTACCGTGGCGACTGGGGGTTTTGGCCGATTTTTATATGCTGGCACTTTAATTTATGTGGGGACTGCCGGTGATTATGTAATCGTCCGAACAAAAACGACCACATTAACCCAGACAGCAATCCAGATCGAACCTTCCAAAATTGCTACTACCCTTGCTACTCCTGCTCAAAAATGCACAATTAAATCTTGGGTTCCTTTTTTGAGCGCTAAGACCTTTAACGTTGACACCTCCTCTACCGAGGTTACTGATTCCGTCTTTGGTGAAATGGCGGTGGAGAAATTTATCTCCGAAATCATGAGTACTGGGTCGGTATCGGGTCCGCTTGTATTTGGTGATCCTGGATATGAAATCATAAAGGCCGCAGAGCAAAAAGGTGATCGAATTTATCTCGAAATTGTCTATATGGGACAGCGCGGCGGCTTAGGTTTTCAGACAAATGTTAGCCAAAATGTTAGTGGTGAAAAAGGCAATTTCCTACAAGGAAACGTAACTCTAACTATTAGTGGCAATGTGTTTGACATTAAACCGATGGCAACGTCGCCATTCTCTCCTAATGTAGCCGATGACCTCAATTAAAATAGTTAAACTCCTTGTTGATGAAGACCAAGAGGTAATGTTAGTCAATTCTAGAATAATCAATAATTACCTCTGGTTTTCTTTCGGTGCGTTTGATCGAGAAATAAGTCAACAAGAAAAGATATTAATCGAACCACCAGACGGAACAAAAAACCAAGAAAGAATACAGGTATCTGTGATCATTGATCCTCTGTGGCTCAATACTGAACAAAGTGCAAAAAGAAATCAAAAGGTAAAAATAAATGGCGAAGTTAAGCGTATTGGGCAAATTGAAATTTAATGAAACATTCTTTTTTCCTTTAAAAAAAGAGTGGCTTTATTATATCCAAGACAATGATGCTTTATTAGAAAAGATAGATACAATTGCCACTGAAGAAAATGGGGAAATTGGGATTAAGTTTTTAAAACGATACGGGATTAATCCAAAGGAAAATGAAACAGTCAAGGAATACTTAGAAGCACGGGAAAAAGCTGACAAAGCTTATCTTGAGAAAATTAAAGCTATCGGGCAAAAAACGGGACTATCCACTGCTGAAATTGAAGGAGTAGTAGTTAACGACGGTTCGATCCGAGAACGAATTGAACAGGTCATGGTTGATGCCCTTGACGGGGTAAAATCTGACAGCGTAGAACAAAAAGTAGAAACCGCCGCTATCGTACAGCAATCAATTTTAAATAATCGCAAAAAAACAAGAGAACTAACAAGAGAATCTATAGAACTTGTAGAGCCTTATCTTGATGAATTAAACGCTTTATTTAAGGATCGGGAAACAACTTATGAGACGTACAATAAAGCCTTATTAGCTAACTTTCTTGGAAGTCCTCGACGGGTAGTTAAACTTAAAGATAAATCTTCTGTTGATTTCACCATACAAGACATTAATGATATGTCTCAATTTATGGTAGTAAAACTCTATCAAGACTATCTCTGGCAAGACATAACTCAGTGGCAAAACCCAGAAACTGAGAAACCAGGGACTGAAAAATCAGAATCAGAATCAACGGAGGATGACGAAAAAAACGAATAGATGACGCAATTAATGCGCGGTTAGAGGCAATTGCTAACCCCATTAATTGGGAAGAAATCTATTACAAATGGTGTGCATGGGGATTATCTATGGAAGAGTGGGAAGAATGGCCAGACTGGTTAATCCTAAAAAAATATTCAGGGATTCAAAAAGTCAAATGTGAAGAGATTAATTCACTATCAGACACAGTCAGTCAGATTGCCGCCATGGTTAACATTTACTTAATGGCTCAATCAAAAGAAAAATCACAGTCTCAACCTCCAAAACCCAGTGATTTTCTTCCTTTCCGGTTTAAAGAAAATAAAAAATATTTTCTTGATCAAGAAACCGCTCAAATTCTGTTAGAAGCCATGAAAGCTGGACAAGTGCCAGTCTTCGCCACTCAAATAATAGTCGATTGCGGACTATACGACGAAATAATTCAATTAGTAGGGGAGAAAAGCTAATGTCTTTATCACTTGGTACTTTAGAAATCGGTCTAGGGCTAAATACAGCCCAATATGATAGCGGTATCAAATCGGCTAAAGACCAGCTTTCTTCTTTAGAAGATCATGCCCAAAAAATCACTAGAGACATAGAATGGTCTCTTAAGCAAAGTATTCCTAAGTTAACAATTGTTCCAGTAGTAGATCATCGCCCATTGCATGGTTTAAATAAACATTTATCAGAAAAAGAAAAACACATTGATCGAGTTAGTAAAAAAGTTATCAGGATTAAAGTTGATGACAGTGAACTACAAGAAATAGCAAACAAAACAGTTATAGTTCAGGCATCAGTTCAATCTAAAGGTTCTAGCCAAAAATATTCTAATGAGATTAAACAAAAAGTAGAAGTATCTATCAAAAATGCAAATCTTGAATTATTAACAGAAATTAAAGCGGTTACAAAAGAAATTAAAGAAGTTGTTAAATCTGTTTCTAGATTAAAGCCTACAGCTATTGGAACTATAAGCAATTCTTTAATACAAGGAATTGGATTTAATTTGACTAAAAGTTTTAGTCAAGGATTTGAACAAAGTTTTACTAAAAAAACTGGGTTTAACTTTGAATCCGCTGGGCAAAAAACTGGAAATATAACTGCTAGTTCTGTACAGTTTGTTCAACCAGTATTAAATAAACTTGTTGATACTTTACAAATAAAAATAGATAAAATAACAGGCAGAGATAAACCGATTGGAGAACGAATATTAACTGCATCAGAAACTTTCCAAAAAATACAAACCAAGATAGGAGTTTCTAATAATAATCCTTATACTCAAAAATCTATAGATAATTCGATAGCAAGTTTTCAAAATATGCTCAGTGTTTTAGGAAGTGGCGAATTTTCAAAATTTCCAGAAGCATCTCAAAAAGCAATAACTTCACTAACAGAGTTATTAAACCTTATATCTTCCGAAAATGACTTAGGTGAGCTTACTAAAGATTTAGCAGATTTATTAAAAATAACAATTGCTTTTAGTGGAAAAGATTTTTTACAAATTATTAAACAATCTCACTCTCTTTTGAAAACTCAAAAAGCTTTAGAGGGAAGTAGCGCAGAATTTATCGGAGCTTTAAAGCAAGCAGTATCAGAGCAAAAAATTATTGAACAAGGATTTAGATTAATTGCAAGAGAAAATCATAAATCATTTTTTGTTAACGATGAAGGTAAATATATTGGAACCGACAATGTAGGTGGTCGAGTGATCGGATTTACAGCCACACCAAAACAATCAATGCCTGGTGTTGGGCAAGATATTTATGAAATTGCTTTTTCTCTAGATTCTCAGTTTTCTAGTCTAGGGGATGCAGCGCAATTAACAAAAAAAGAAGTAATTCAGCTAAAAAACTCTGTGTCTGAGTTTTTTAATAAGTTTGTAAGCAATACTAATGAAGCTATATTAACTGCATCGCCAGAAAATGCAGATCAAAAAGGAAAAAGACGGGGATCAATTTATCAACGATTTGGGTTTGTTCCTGAAGGAGAAGGTAATCGTTTAGTAGCGCAAATTTCTTCTAGAAAAATTGTTGAGCCAAACTTAAAATTTAATTTAAAACAGAATGAACAAGTTACTCAAATAAGTAAACAGATTGAACAAAGATTGACAACTACTTTAGGTACGTTCGATAATTTATTTCAGCATAGTATTTCACAAGCTATTCAATACGCTAAATCTATAATTGTTGGAAGCGAGTTAATTCAACAAGATTTAGAGCAACTTCAAAAAGAAGCCCAAAACGCTGAATATGATGATTCACCCGCAATACAATCTCAAAATAAAATAAATCAAAATTTAAAAAACTTACAGGCAAGGATAAAACAAAGCAAAAGACTACAAAACGATCCTATTTTACGGGATTTTTCTAAAATAGACATAACAAATATAGATACTCTTGTACCAAAAGAACAATTAGCAAAAATTGCATTAAAAATTACTAAAATCACAGAAAATGTGCCTAAAGAAATTGTTAAAAAATTACTTGAGCGTGTTGCACAATTTCAGCCAGAAGAAATAATTGATCCTACACTCTTAGGATCAATTATTTCTTCATTAACAAAAGATATACAAACTCAATTAACAGGAGTAACACCTCAATTAAAAATGTTCGGTAGTGGTGTTAATTCAAATTATCTAAATTTATTACCAGAAAAAAAACGAGAATCATTTCTTAAAAAACAAACAGAATACGAGCAAGCATTAATTAAATACGAGCAGACCAACAATCCAGAAGCCAAAATACCGACCCCTCCACAGTTAAGCAAGATTGATAAACAGACAATTGCTAAAAACCTTAGAATTGAAGACGTTCAACGCGAAGTTTCCTATGTTATTCAAAATGCTAACACTTTAAGAAAAGCGTCTCAAGATGCTATTGATCGAGTTAATAATTTATTAGCTAAAGTGCCAAAAAACGAAAGATTTGGGCATCCATTAGCGTCATTAAAAGGGAACCTTACTCAACTTAAAGAATCTGCCGAAAATGTTAATCCTATTTATGATTTAAAAAAATTAGGTGTAAATAAAGAAATTCTTGACGCTATTGACGTTAAATCTCAAGTAATACCAGAAATGACTGATACTGGTTCTAGTATTGTCTCTGGATTAGTACAAGGATTAAATAGTAAATTAGCAGAACTTGAGACTGTTTCAATAGACATTGCCTCTATTCCACTAGAAATAACCAAACAAATCAATAAAATACAGTCGCCTTCTAAAGAATTTGAAAAAGTAGGAAAAAATATAGTTGAAGGTGAAATTAAAGGAATTAAGTCAAAAGAAAAAGACTTACAAGCGACGATGGCTATCATTGCTAAAAATATGATAGAAAATCGTTATTTGGCAACTAAAAATCCTGTAAACATCGATCCGTTTTTTCCTCATCAAATAGAAGCGTATCAAAAACAATCATCAAATACTTTTATTGGGGACATCCAATTAGGGCAAGAAAAAATACAAGGCGTTTCATATCAAAGTCAATCTATTTCTCAAGTCAATCAAAAAGCTATTAACCAAAGACTAGCGTTAGAAGCCGAAAATGAAGCAAATAGAAAAGCTACTAATAAAGCATTAACTGAAGCATCTAAATATACTGCAAAAATACGAGAACTGTCTGAGAAAGATGCGGAACGTACTCGTAAACATAAAGCAGAAAAAGAAGCATGGGCAAAATTATGGACAAATCATGAAGCGCAGAAAAAAGCTAGTACACAACAGCTAGTTCCTGTTATAGCATCCACTGAAACACTAGGTAACAACAAAATAAAAACAGAAAAGACAGAAGAAGAACTTCCTCTTTATACACCGTCTTCTATTGTAGAAAAAAAGGTTCAAGTATTAAAAGAATCTGGGCAATCTACTAATAAAATTGAAAAAATGTTAGCAGAATCTGCTAAAAAGTCTGAAGAGTTATTTTTAAAAGAAATGACAAAACGTTCAGCTAAAAAAGCGGAAGAAATTTATGCTAAAACTATTAAGGAATTTAAACAGAAAGCTTTACCGCCTGCTATTAATCTTGGTTCAATTCCTGATCCTTGGACAGAAGCATCTACAGGTGGTGCAGATGGGCAACCTCCTAAACCCCCTATCAACCGACCTGTTGCTTCATCTGATCCCGAACCCGAACCAAATAAACAGGTAAAATCGGCAAGCAAGATAATTCAGAATATAGACAATCCTACTCAATTACAAAAAATAGGTAAGGCATTTGAAGCAATTAAAAATCAGTTAAATAACTTGCCTGAACCTATTAAACGAGTCTTGCTTGGAGCAAGAACACTGTTATCAGCTTTTGCTGGTTTTCAAATTCTTCAGCAAGCCGGTGTGTTTTTTCGACAATTTACCACTGATTCTTTTCAAGCAGCATTAAACATGGAGCGGCTTGAAACAGTCTTAAATTTCTCAACTGGAAATGCTGAATCTTCTCTTGCTAAATTAAAGATACAAGCTGACCGATTAGGAATATCATTTTTATCTTCTGCCAAAAATTATCAGCAGTTTAGTGCTTCTGTAATAAATACGCCATTAGAATTTCAAAAAGATAAAATTTTTGAAGGAATAACATTAGGATTGGCTACTAGAGGTGCTAGTTCTCAACAGCAAGACAGAGCTTTACTAGCCATTACTCAGATAGCTAGTAAAGGTCGTGTTTCAATGGAAGAACTTAACTCTCAGTTAGGTGAAGCAATGCCAGGCGCGTTACAGATTGCTGCTCGTTCTATGGGATTGACTTCTCAAGAATTTATTAAATTAGTTGAATCAGGATCTATTTTAGCAGAAGATTTGCTACCTAAACTAGCTACACAGATTAACTTAGAAAGTGCTGGTGGACTTAGTGTTATTGATGATACTGCTTTTGCTCAAGTTGCCAGAGTTCAAAATCAGATAGAATTGCTTCGCATTTCATTAGGCGAATCTTTATTAAACGCTTCTAAATTAGGATTACCATTAATAACAAAAGGACTAGAAATATTAACGAAAAATGGTCAGTCGTTAGCTACTGTATTGACATCTATTGGTGTTGTTAGTGCTGGCGGTTTTATTATGGTTTTAAAAAATATCGGACTTATAGACTTAGGATTAAAAGCACTGGGAGTTACAGCGGCATCTACTCGTGGGGCAATATCTCAGATTGGAGTAGGACTACTTAAAGGACTAGGATGGACTGCTTTAATTTATGGTGTAATGGAAGCTTTTAAAGAGCTTTATCAGTACATCAACGCAGGCTCCGAAGAGTCTAAACGATCTCTTAAATCAACTCAAGAATCGTTACAAGAATTGAGAAGATTACTAGAGAAACCTTTGCCTACACCTAAAGCTTCTACTGTTATAACTGATAGTGCAACCGCAATTCAGCGATTTAAAAACAACAGAGAAAGAGATAAAAGCTTAGAATTTACTGCGGGGGGACTCATTGATACGACACAAATTTTAAGATTATCAACCGATACATTCAGTGATACAAAGATTATTGAATTTACGGGTAAACTTGACACATTGCGGCAAAAAGCAAAAGACCTCAAGATAGATGAAATCATAGCTAGTGGAGATGCTGACGTTAAAAAAGCTACATCTGTTCGTCAAGAAATTGCGAAAGTAAACCAAGAAATACAAGCTTTAACGGAAAAATACTTTCCTCAAATTGGGCTTATTGTTAATGAGATAGCATCTACAGAAGAAAGAATTACAGCAATTAAAAAAGTTTTAGATGATCCAGGGTCTTCTAATTCCCAAAAAGATAATGCTAGTATCCAGCTAGAAATTGCTGAAGTTCAACTTAGAAAATTAAAAGAATCGCAAGAAAAATATAACGAAGCAGTCAAAGAGAATTTAGTCAACTATCAACGATTAACAGAACAAATAAATAAAGTAGCAAGAGCTTTATCTAATATTGAATTTGTCTCTAGTGGTCGAACTATTTTGTCTGAAACAGATATTAAACGACAAGTTTTATCTGGGAACCTGAAGCCGTTTGAAATAGACTTGACCGTTAGAGAACAGAGCCTATCTATTGTCAAGGATCAGTTTAATTCGCTTAATGGATTATTAGCAACCAAAGAAAAAGAATTACAAAACACCCTAACAGATCAAATTAATCAGCGAATAACTGAGTTAATGCCTGAATTAAATGGAATAGATTTTAGAACGGCATTACAGCAGGGAAGTGTGTCACCAGAAGCTATAGGTGATCGGTTACAACAGTTGGGAGATCAAGCGCCTTTTGAATTAAACCAGGTATTAGAAACAGCTAAACAGCAAGCATCTATTAGACGACAAACTTTAACTATTGATAAATCAATTGTTGATACAGAACTAGAAATTGCTAACGCTAGACGAGAGCGTGCAAGAAATGCCAGACAAGCATCAATAGTCGGTGCCAATGTCAACGAGAGAATTGCTACTTTAAGGCAATTACCCTTTGGGGGGCCAGCCGCTTCCTATCGGGATGCCTTATCAGAAGTTCGCAACCAAGAGAGATTGTTAGGAGAGGCTTATCGTCGATTAGAAAGTGCGTCAGACGACCCTAATGTGATTCAGCAAGAGGTTGATAATACCCGACTAGCCCTAGAACAAGCCCGCGCTAACCTATTACAGCAAAAAACATCACTACAAGACTATTACCGCAACCTTGGCCGTCAGATAATCGACTTTAATCGTCAGATTGAAGATTATAGAAGACGGATTGAAGATGCTCAACTGTCAGCTTTTAAAGAGAATCGTTCCCTATCTGAAAGTTACAGTGATTTAGTCAGGGAACTCGATAAGAACCTCTTAAATGCCCAAAATCAGCTACTGGATGCGACCGATAGAATCAGGGTACAGCAAGTTAAAAATCGGTTATTGATACCCGGTACAAG